CAGCGTCTGTGAAGACCCGTAATCCCAATACGCCACGTTTGTGCTTGTGGTGCTGTCGGTCAGGATCGCGTATCGGAACGAAAACCCGGCGCCTGACGCCGTCCATACCGCCGGGCTGGCCAAGACCAGCGTAAAGGTGCCGCCAGTTTGCGATGCTGACGTTACCGTTGCGGCGTTTCCGCCGGTTGTGTAGCCGTTTCCGTTTGCAACTTCGGTGATCGTTCCGGCGGCAGCGTTGACTGCCGTTGCCAGTTTGATCACCCAGGTGTCAGAACCTGAGTTGATGTTTTCAAACAGATTTTCGATGGCAGGCTGAAATTTGTTGTAGGTTGCGGTAGGCATACGGCATCCTTACGCCAGAAATTTCAGCTTATACAGCGTGGAGTAGTACAGCCCGAAAATCTCGTCGATAATGTTCTGGAGCGGGGTACACTCCTTATCAACAACCTTATAGCGCATTTGCTCAAGGTCTTCTAGCTGCCCTTCGAGGAACTCGACCACGTTGTTGGTCTTTTTGGCCGACATCAGCGAGATTGGCCCAATCAGACCGTACTTGCCTTGGTAGGCTTCGGCAAACTTGTCTGCCAAGTCGATGATGCCATCGTAAAACTCGTTCAGCGCGATGTGCTTGGCATAGCTGCGCGTGTTCAGGTGGGCGGAATGGGTCACATCCCGCGCCAAAAACAGCATACCGATGAAGTCCGCGCAACTCATCACATCATTCCTTCAGGCGGCATTTCGGGCTGCATTTCGCCCATCTCTGGCATCTCAGGCTGCATCTGGCCCATCTCAGGCTGTTCCATCTCCATGTCGGGCATCTCGCGCATCTCAGGCGCGCCGCCGATCAGGTCGCCGGTGTCCAGCGCCGCAGCGATAGTACCCATGACGATGTCCTGAATCTGTTCCGGTGTCATGCTCTGCTGCATGGCGCTGATCCGCTTCGTCTCGGCGTCGTAGGCGTCCACCTGGGCCTTGTATTCCTTGATGTCCACCTCGCGCTGGGCGACGCTGTCCTGCACGTTGGAGATGATGTCCGTCATGCGGTTCAGTTCTTGCGTCATGGCTTCCAGTTGCTGCTGGGCGGCCATCATTTCAGGTGACTGATCGCCTTCCGACAGAACCTTCGGGTCAAGAATCTTCTTGAACCGCGCCGCCATCTCCTGCGCGCCCGGCCAATCCATGTTCTTGATGAACAGATCGCCTGCCACAGTCCAAAGCTGCGGGTTGGATTGCAGGATCATCGACATGGCGTCCAAGGCTTCCTGACGCTTGGTCATGTAGCCTGGGCCGGTCGTGACCATCACGTCGTAGGTGCCGACGCTGGGGTTGTAGACCTTTTCGATCAGCGCGCCCATCTGGTCGCGGATTTCCTTGACAGGTTCAGCCTGCGACGGGTTGAACTTGACCATATCGACTTCGCCATCAACGCCGATGATGCGGGCGATGCGCTGCGTGTCGTAAATCTTCGGGATCATGTCCACGATCTGCCGGGTGATGTGGCGGATCGCGCGGGCCAAGTTGTCCACGTAGTGGTACGTACCAACGTCGCCCTGCTTCTCGCGGGCGAGGATGGCCTTACCGGAGCGTTCGTTGCCCTGCATCCCAAGGCTGGCGTCGTACTGGCCGGTGGTTCCCTTGATGTCGTCAGCAGCCCCCATCTTGGCCTGGATCAAGCCGGTCTGGGGCAACGGAGGAGGCGCGCGCTGGGGCAGGGGGAGGACAGCCCCGGCTCCATCCGTCACGTCGGGATTGACTTCCAGATACGGCCAATTGGTCGTATTGGCGGTCTTCCACTGCATTTCGTAACCTTCGAACTGGCCGCCATAGCCAATGAAGGGTGCCTTGGGAGCCAGCGCCAGCATCTCGGCTTCTTGGCTCGTCCAATAGTTGTACATGCGCTGGGCGTCCTTGGCGTTCCGCACAAGGCCGCTGATGTACATCTGGCCGTCAACTTCCCACTCGTTGCCGATGACGCGCACGACCGGAATCCACTTGCCGGCCCACTCGCGCTCTTGCAGCACGTCGAAGCCGTTGGTCTTCATCCACATGACCTTCTTGCGGTCAACTTCGCGGCTGCGAATCGGCTTGCCAAACATGGCCGTAAGCTGCTTGTCCTGCGGCGTGCCGCGGTAAGCAGTCTGGTTGTCCGGGTACAGGTGCAGCGTGGCTTTTTCGTAGGTGTTGTAGAAATATTCCGCGATGCGGATCGTGTCTTCCTGAAGCCACGACGAGATGCCCTGATCGCCCACGCCTTGGCTGTACAACGTGCTGATCGGCGTCGCGTCCGGGAACATCCGCTCGTATTCTTCTTTGAGGATGTCTTCGGTGATGAAACACCACTCAGCGTCGGCGCCGCACGGGTCTTGGATCGTCGGGTCCATGTAGACGCTGAACGAGTTGCGGACGCGCCCAATGCGGATGTCCTGATCGAACGTCTCGTCGTTGCAATATTCCGTCAGCAGGCGGATGTAGCCCTCGCCGTAGGTCACCTGGTTGTCGCAGGCGGTGTCGTAGGCCACGTCGGCGTCCGACATATACTCAATATGCCTCACCACGCCGTTAAAAATCTCAGCGACCTGCACGTCGGCGTTGTCGTCCGCAGGGATGACCTTGCCGCTTGGCCGGTTCTGGCGCTGCTCGTTCGTCACCTGACGGACGTGCTGCGGCAGCTTGTTGATGGTCAGGCACGGACGCGCGTTGATCGTCTGGCCCTGCACCGACCCGCGGGTCGCCAGCACGTCGGCAGGCCACTGCCACTGGTTGTCCGGGCTGCCGGCCATGAACCGCAGATCGTCCAGTTCGTCCTCACGGCTGTCCGAATACGCCGACTGCGCCATTTTCAGGCGGTGGCGCATGGTCGCCATCTTGTCGTCGTCGCGCGCAGGCACCTTCTCTGGGTTTGACCCCACGTTGGCGACTTGGCCCGCCTTCTGGATGCCTGTGGGGTCGGCCATATGCTTACTTCTTACCCTTTTTGGCCGCTTCGCGCTTGACGCTGTAGGCGATAGCTACAGCCTGTTTGACCGGCTTACCAGCCTTCACTTCCGCCTTGATGTTTTTGCGGAACGCCTCTTTGCTGGCAGATTTGGACAAAGGCATCTTACTTGCCCTTCTTCATGGGCGTTTCACGCATCTTGGTGGTGATGCTGATGATGTCCTTGCCACCCGGCATGGGCTTACGCGCCAGCGGGATCGCGTCGATTTCGGCCTTCGGCTTGGGCATTTTCAGGCCCATCGGCGTCTTCATGGGGGTCATGCGGCGCATCATTTGCCCTTTTTAGCTGTTTTGGCGCTCTCTTTGAACGCTTTTGCAGTCGGGGCGCCCTTGGTGCCCGGTTTACGCATCTTTTCGCCAGAACCGGCGGCAATCCGTTCTTTTTTGGCATGGATGTTGGCGTACAGACCCTTTTTCATGAGCATTTCCACCGTTTGAGGCTGGCTTTGGCACGTTCGCCATCCTTAGCCTTAGCTGCTACCGCGCCCATACGCGCACAAAAACTGGCCTTACGCCCTGCATCCGCCTTTGTCTTGGGGTTGGGCGCCGGCGGCTTCAGGTTCGACCCGGTTTCCCGGTTGTACTTCGCGCGGCCCTTGGCCGTCAGTCCCGCACCCTTGGACGCGGGGAGCTTTTCCCCACGCCCTACGGCCAACGAAACAGACTTCTTCTTGTCGGCCACGCTACGACCCCATCCAGCTTGTAGCTACACCGGCGGGAGAATACCCACCTCCGCGTTTCTTGTCAACGCGCCCTTCGCGGTGCGCCACCGGGAACGCGAACGTCACCGCGATGGCGTCGGCAGCGTCCGGTGACGCCAGCCCGCGGGCCTTCATGTCCTTCTTGGACTCAAGGAACAGCGTCCCCTTGCTGTCCGGCTTCGTCTTCGGCCCGATCAGGTCAGACTTCAGGAAGCGGTCGTTTGGCACGCTGGCTGTCTTGAGCCAGTCGCGCATCGCGCCCCACATCTCGGCCCGCTTGTTGCCGTACATGAGTTGCTTCTGCGCCTTGTTGCCGAAGTTGACCCCGCGCACCTTGTACCGCTGCTCCTTCAGCCGATCCACCACGCCTGCACCCAGGCCGCCCTCATCGACGACGGTCAGCGCGGGCTTGTACTCCTCAATGGCTTCGATGACGTGCCCGACCACTTCCATCGTGTCAGCGCCGCGCAGCCGCTTGATGTCGATCAGGTCGCGTCCCTGCCGCACCGCGATGACGGTGGCGTCGCTGCCGAACCGCGCCGGATCGACGCCGATGGTGATCGGCGCCGTCTCGTCCTTGTGCTTGGGCCGCTTCATGGCGTCGTCCACCAGATTGACCGGAATGAACTGGTCGTCGCCTTCTGACGGGAACTGACCGTACACTTCTACGTTGGCCTGGTAGCTGTCCGCGCCGTACTCGTCGATGATGCGCTGGTACAGGTTCTTGTCGGTTCCCTCGACATCACGCGCGTCGATGTTGCTTGTGCGCCAGAAGCTGCGCTTGCTGTTGAACGTCTCGTAGAAGTAGCCGGTGTTGCGCCGCGGGTTGGAGAACGCGACGTGAAAGCGGTGCGGTGTGTTTTCCGTGAAGAAGCCGTCGCTGACCGACCAGATGCTGTCGGGAATACCGGACGCTTCGTCGAAAATCAGCATCACGCCGTCCCAGTTGTGAACCCCGGCGTAGGCGTCCGGGTTCTCCTCCGACCACAGCCGGCCCTCGACTGCCCAGTAGCGTGTGCCTTTCTTCAGGTCGCGCTCGACCAGTTCCGTGATCCACTTGGCCGGCATGATGCGTGTGGCGGCGATCTCAAACCAGTGGCTGTTCAGCGCCATCGCCAGCCACTTGGTGATCTCGGCCCAGGTCACCGACCGTAGCTGCGCCTCGGAGTTAGCCGACACGATGGTGGTCGAGCCGATGCGCGTAGACAGCATCCAATGCACCAGCCAACTGACCAGCGCCGACTTGCCGATACCGCGGCCTGACGCCACAGCTTTGCGGAAGGTGTCGTAGTCCACCTTGCCTTGGTTGTCTTTGATGTGGTCGCGCAGGGTGCCCAGCACGTCGCGCTGCCATTTGCGCGGCCCTTTGAAGTGTTCCAGCGGCGTACCCGGCTCACCCCACGGGTAGGTCAGCAGCACAAACGCCAGCGGGTCATCCTTGATCGTCGGCGACCACAGCCGACTCATCAATTCCATTTCCTCGGCTGCTGAGTAGATTGGCTGCTGCATAGTGGGTGTCGTCCTTTAACGGCGTCAGTTCGGTGTACAGGCCTTCGATGACGCGCGACTGCGCCCGCTCTAGTGCGCCGGTGATGCTGATCTGCTGGTCGATGTTCACGTCGATCTGCTGCTTGGCCACCCAGCCGTGCTGGTGCTTGAGGATGTCCAGCGCGGCCCTAGCGTCGCCGTTGGCGGCGGCGTGGTACATCGTCTTGGCGGCGGACAGTTCGCCGTCAGCGCGGCCCTTCATCTCGGCGACCTCGACCAGCGGGTCAAACTCAGACAGGCGCCGGAACTGCTTCGGCGTCAGCCCGGCGGCCAACGCTAGGCTGTCGCCTTTCAGGCCATAGCGCGCGGCTTCGTAGATCGCCTCCAAGCGCGCCTCGGTGGCTTCTGGGCGTTCGGGTGCGAACGGCAGGGAATAGAAGGTCATGGTGCCATAATAGATGACGCGGGTGGCGCGGGCAAGGCTGCACTAAACTGTGTTGCGTTTTTGCATAAAAAAATTTTAAAAAAATTGTTTGCGGACGGTGCCCGTGACAGTCACGCGCCCGCCGGCCCCCACCCCCCCCTCCAGCATTCCCAGACACAGCCTGCGGCTATATGTCGCAGCAAATTGGCGCGGTCATTTCCCCGGCTTGGCGGTTTGGGCGCCGACAATTCAATCGCCTGGCGCGCCAGCTTGCGCGGTCATTTTGCTGTTAGGCGGTTTGGGCAAAGCGCAAACAAGAGCCACATCACGGGCAAGCTTGCGTGACAATGTGACAATTCAGGTCAAAAAGCGGAACAAGCAGGGAACGGTTAGGCAAATTGTCAAATTGTCATGGCAATTTCAGTTCAGGTCAGAACGGATGGGGGCGTGGCGCCACCATTCGCGCCAGCGTCACAGCGTATTAGCTATATAATACACTTATTTTTTTTTTAAATTGATAACATCAACACTACCTAAATAGCCTAACTCCCTCCCAGCCCCTTGGATTCCCACGCAAAAAGCCTAGGCAGTTTTTTGGATTACACAGCCCAAAACGCCGCCTAACGTGACAATCCCTGCTAACATTACAAATTCGTAAGGATGCAAACAAAAGTGTTGCAGGGTTGGCCGGCGTTGATATGATGGGCGCATCAACACAGCAACGAAGGGAAACGCAAATGCTCGAAGCGCACTACACTACCGGCAAGCAGCCTACTCTGGCTTTCGTCCTTACCATTAATGGTTACCGCAATTGGCTCGACACTGTCGCCGTTGCCGGCAAGCGCGAGGCGCGCAAGCTGGCGGTTGCCCGCGGCGCCACGCCGTGGAATTTCTAACAGCACCGGGGCCGGCGCAAGCCGGCCCATAACATCACGAAGGGAAAATAAAATGAAGCCGAACCGCAACAAGCCGAACCGCAACAAGCCAAACGATTACCGCAACTGGTCGCCCGCCGCGCTTGACGCAGCTATCATGTACGAAATCGAAAATTGCCGCTGCACTCAGCGCCTCGACCATTTGCTGGCCGCGCGCAACTACAAGGGCGCCTAAGCCATGAAGGACGCCCTCGCCATGCTGGCGCTTTTCGCCTGCCTTGCCATTCTCGCTATCATCTAAGGGGATATACCATGCTTGTTACCGCCGCCGATAATGCCACGTTTGATCAATGGCTGGATTACTACACGACGCGTTTTGCCGGTATCAATGACAACGCGTTGCATGGCTATTGGTATATGTACGGGCGCAACAGTGAGACGCCAGGTACGCCACGCGAGCAGGCGGCATGGGCCGCCGTCAATGCCGAAATGGATTCGCGCGATATGCAGCCATAACGTCGAAACGCGCACCATGTGCGCGTCACTGCCGGGCGGCTCCCGACAGTCTGATGATGACAAGCCACTACAGGACACTTCACGATGATCATTCAGATATCAATCGACGCCGGCGCTATCGACGCCGCTTTGTTGGCCACGTCAAAGGAAGAGACCCGCCACTACCTCAAGGGCGTGTTTCTGGACGCTCGCGGGTTTATCGCCGGCACAAACGGGCATATCGCCTTCGCCGCGCGTTGCGACGCTATCGCCGGCAAGCTGAACGACGTACGCCCGGCGTATGACACAAGCGGCAATTGCCTTGCTGGCGTCATCGTGCCGTCCGACGCTATCGCGCAAGCGGCGAAGGCCGCCGGGCGCTCTAAAGGCTTGTGCTATGTATTTGAGCGTGACTTGCAAGGCCAATGGTGGGTCATGTACGGCAACGCCCGCATTGCCTTTGCGCCGGTTGACGGGTCGTTTCCCGATTGGCGCCGCATCGTGCCAACGGCGCCCGACGCGCTCACTGCCGGGCATTATAACCCGCTCTACCTGGCCGCCATTGGCAACATGGCGAAGGCCTTGAACGACGGCAAGAAAGATATGGCCACGGCTTTCCGCTTGCATCAGGCCGGCGAAAATCCGGCGCTTGTCACTTTCCGCAATCCCGACGGCGACGCCCGCGCCGATTGCATCGCCGTGCTTATGCCCATGCGCACAAAGCCGACTGACTATGCCGCCGGCTCAATCGCCGCCGGGTTCCAACCCTAACGCCCGCCACAAGCCCGCCAGGACGGCCCTAGGGCCGTCCTGACACTACAGAGAGAGGAAACGACAATGACCGCGCTTATCATCTCGCAAGGTATCGAAACCCGTTATCTTGGGCCAACCAATAGCCGCCCCGGTCGCATAAAGGCGACAGCGTGGGCCGGTAGCATCACCGTATCATATGATCATGCCCTATCAATCGAAGGCAACCACCGCGCGGCTGCAATGGCCCTAGTCGCCAAGCTGGGTTGGCTTGACACGGCGCCGGCGGAAGCATGGGCGACCGGCGGCAACGCGCGCGGCGACGGATACATTCACGTCAACACTCACCGCAATCTATGGGAGAAATAAACCATGACAGACACAGCGCAACAGATAGCCGAACGTGCCATCGCCACGCATGGCCCTGCCAACGCCGCGCGCATCTACCGCGAAACGGAAGCTGCTTATTACAGCGAAGCGCAATGGTGCGACAGCGCCAGCGATGAGCGGCGCAAGCTCGAGCTTGCAGAAAGCTATGGGCGGATTGCAGACTTGATCGAGCAACAGACAACCAACCAGGAGCAAGACCAGTGAGCGAGAAAACACCGATTGTATTTGGCCCATCACCCGGACAGGCCGCCTATGCCGCATGGTGTGATGAGTTCGGCCACAATGAAGATCCGTGGCAGGAATTGACCGTCACCACGCAAGAGGCATGGGATGAGATTGCGGAGCGTGTAGCAACGGACACAGTGATCTTGCCGGTGAACGGCTTTGAGGTGACCGTCCGGACGCGCAACGGCACGCTAACCTTTGCGTGGGTAGGTCAAGCGGATCACCAGATGCACAGCATGATGATGACCGCAATAAGCCGCGCGGCGGCTGGGAGGGCTTGAACCATGAAACTGAACGACAGAAACTATCTCCGCACGCTGCCCACGCTGGCGCTGCTAGATGCGGCCAAACATGACAGCGAACTAGCTTTGGTGCTGGCCGAACGGCTGACAGAGGCCCAGGCCGACATTGCCAAGCTCTGGCGGCAGTGGGATGCCAAGCTGGCCAGTCAGTACGACGACTGAGCATGGCCGGCCTGTGCATCGCGCTGGCGCTGTTGGCGCTGGCCCTACTGATAGAGGATGACAAATGACCACGACAACCACACCACCGCGCCTAGAGCGCGACATACTGCAGGACGCCGCTGCCGCCATCGCAGAGCATGACGAACTGGCAAACGCGCTGCGCGCGTCTGAGGAACGCCTTCAAGCCTTGTGTGTCGAATACGGGGTCGCTACCCGGCGCTGGGCCTACGCACCCCACCATCTTCGGAAAAGCTGTGCGGCGCAGGGGCTGCTGTCATGACGCGCAAGGCTATCATCGCCAATCGTGTCTTCTGGTGGCTGTATCCAGACGGGCGCAAGGAACGCATCTATGCGAACGAGCGCATACGCGCCCACCTGTCGCAAGTGGCGTCTGTGGACGCGCGCATGGCCAAGGAGACGGCCCCCAAGGGCCGGACGAACAATCCGCCACGCCCGCCAGGCACCGCACCCACGCTGCCAGCCGCAGATCGTGACATCAGCAACCGGACGCTGACCGAACTGGCGCACGACTACGGCTGGGGATCAGTCTATCGCTTCAGCGAGGCGCTGCGGAAGCATCGCCGGCCCGTCTATGAACAAGCGCGCGCCAACGGCAACACCAGGTCAGCCGCTAACTTGAACCGGGAGCAATCGGCATGATGGTGGATAATTTGCTGAAGCTACGGCAAGCCCGCCAGGACGCCGCTGACACGCTCAAGGCTAAATATTCCTTCGAGGCAAAGATTGCCTACGATAACGCCGCCCGCGCCTTCGAGTACGCCTTGAACGTGGCGGCAGAGGATTTGCTGAAGATGGTAGAGGCGAACGAATGACCGTTGCAGCACAAAGTTTGACGTGCCATACAACCCACCCAAACAAAGGAAACGACAATGCAACACAGTAGGATCGTGGGCGGATCAACCGCCAAGCGCGTCATCGCCTGCCCAGGCAGCGTGGCGCTAGTGGACAAGATGCCACCGCAGCCAAGTAGCAGTTACGCCAACGAAGGCACCTTGCTGCACGACACCATTGCGGACGTGCTGGACAAGAACAAGCCGCCGGAAGCCTTTCTGGGGCGCACCCATGAGGGCATTACGCTTGATGAAGACCTGATCGAACGCAAGTTGCGCCCGGCGCTGGCCGCGCTGGATGAGATCGATCCAGAGGGAAGGATGGAATATGCTGTCGAAAGCCGGGTGGGTTTTGGGGATTATCTGCCTGACGTTTTTGGTAGTACTGATTTTCTGGGCCGCATTGGTTGGCGCGCTGTTGTGCTGGATTGGAAATTCGGTGACGGCATTCCTGTGGCGGCAGAAGAAAACGCCCAACTGATGTTCTACGCCGCTGCCGCCATGCGGACGGACACCACGAAGTGGGTGTTTGAGGGCGTGGAGGAAGTCGAACTGATCATCGTGCAGCCGCCCAGCGTCAAGCGGTGGGTGACCACGGTGGAACGGATCAAAGCCTTCGAAGCTGACTTGAAGGCCGCCGTCACACGGGCGCTCAAGCCTGACGCCCCACTGAAGGCCGGCGACCATTGCAAGTGGTGCGCTGCCAGGCCTGTCTGTCCGGTGATGACCGGCGCTGTGGATCGCCTGCTGGCGACCAAGCTGGACGCGCTGCCGGTGGATCAGATCGCGCATTATCTGGATCAGGTGCCGCTGGTGGAGGAGTTCATTTCTGGCCTGCGGGCGCTGGCGGAACAGATGCTGACCGAGGGCAAGCCGGTGGGCGACTGGAAGCTGGTGCCGAAGCGGGCGACCCGCCAGTGGAATGATGAGGACTTGGCGGTGGCCTTCCTCACAAGCGTGGGCGTGGAAGCCTGGGCCGAACCGAAGCCGATCACGCCAGCGGTGGCCGACAAGGCGCTGAAGAAGATGAAGATTGAATTGCCGGCTGACCTGGTGGTCGCCGTCTCAAGTGGTAACACTCTGGCACCGGGGAATGACCCCCGGCCCGCGGTGTTGCAAATCGGCCACATGCTCAAAAAGGCAATGGCCAAAATCCAGTAAGGGAATACGATAATGTCGAATGAACTCTCCAAGTTTGGCGGCTCGAATCTGCCGTCTGTTAAGTCTCTGGCGTCCGCGCTGCGCTCCATCGAATCGTCGGCTGGTGCTGGCGGCATGGCCATCCTCAAGATGGACAAGACTGGCCATTGGGTGTTTGGTGCCGATCAGACCGAGGTCGAGGATGACAGCCTGTGGGCCGTCAATCCGTTCTCGTTCGTCCACGGTTACATCGCTTGGGGCGACGGCGAAGTGCTGGCCGAGAAGATGGTCAGCGTGTCCGAACCGCTGCCGGAACTTGACCCCGCGCCGCCATCCGCCAAGCGCGGCTGGGAAATGCAGATCGGCATGACGCTGGCCTGCACGAACGGTGAGGACGAAGGTCTGCAAGTCCGCTACAGCGTGACCAGCGTGGGCGGTAAGCGCGCCGTGCAGGGTCTGGCCGTGGCCATCGCTGAACAGGTGGACAAGGATCAGGACAAGCCCGTGCCGGTGGTGCGTCTGAAGAAGGAACACTATCAGCACAAGAGCTATGGCCGCATCTTCACGCCGGTGTTTGACATCGTGAAGTGGTCTGGCATGGACGCAGCCCCGGCGGAGGAAGACGCCGAGGAAGCGGAAGCCCCGGCTGAAGACGCACCGCGCCGCCGGCGCCGCGTGTAAACTGGGCAGCGAACGCCGGGGCGGATTGGGCCGCCCCGGCTAGTAGCGGATGAAGTGAGGCATCCATGAGCATCCTATGGCTCGATTTCGAGACGCGCAGCCGCTGTGATCTGCCGGCGAAGGGCGTCTACAACTACGCGCAGGACGCCAGCACCGACGTGCTGTGCATGTCCTACGCCTTCGACGATGATGACGTGCGGACGTGGACGCCTGACCAGCCGTTCCCGGCTGACGTGCGCCACCACACCGGCCAGATACGGGCGCACAACGCCGCGTTCGAGCGGCTGGTGTTTTGGTATGTCCTACAGATCGACTACGCGCTGGAGCAGTTCTACTGCACCGCAGCACAAGCCCGCGCCAACTGCGCGCCGGGCAGCCTGGAGGACGTGGGCCGGTTCGCTGGCGCGTCCATGAAGAAAGATCACCGCGGCGCGCAATTGATCAGGCTGCTGTCCATCCCGCAGGCGGATGGCACGTTCCGCGACGACCCCGGCCTGATGGCTGAGATGGTTGCCTACTGCGAACAGGACGTGCGCGCCATGCGGGCCATCGCCCAGGCCCAGCGCGCGCTGTCCGCTGATGAGTTGCGCGACTACCACGTCAACGAGCGGATAAACGACCGCGGCGTGCTGCTGGATCGCCCGCTGGCGCTGGCCGCCGTGCAGTACGCCGACGCCGAGTCTACCGACATCCAGCAGACGGTCGAGGAGGCCACCGGTGGCGAGATTACGTCCGTCCGCAGCCCTAAGATGCGGGCGTGGGTGCTGGATCGCGTCGGGCCGCAGGCGCTCAAACTGGCGACGGTTTACAAGGACGGCGAACCCAAGCTATCAATCGACAAGAACGTCCGTTTCAATCTGTTGGCTCTGGCAGAGGAAAACCC